GTCTCGCATTCTGATAGAACATCTCTTTACACAAAGCGATGCACCTATCAAGGCACAGGAGCAGGAGAATATGGCATGTGGCACACAGAATCATTTAGTTCTATTACTCCACTAATTGTTAACAAGACTCTATTCCTTCGTTCAGAAGGTAACCCACAATCAGGTTCATGGACTACAACTAACTACACCCTACGCTTGAAAGGAGCAATTGTCAAACCATCTGCTAAGGATTACATGGCACTTGTACTAACACAAACTGGCAATGTTGCTTGAAGGTGATCTACTTGGTAAAAGTGGAAGGCACTTTAGAGGAATTGCGACAGTTGTTTGTTGAAGGTGCAAAGAAAGAAGCTCGCAAACAAGCAAGCAAAGCAGGTGAGAAGGTTGTTAGGGCTGGTGTTCGTAAGACAACTCGCAAGTTATCTAATTGGCAAAAGTACCTCAAGAACAAGAAGAATCACATTAAGTTCAAGTCTGGACCAAAGAAAGGACGATTAGACTTGAGCAAAATGTCTAGAGCATTCAAGAAATCTAGGAGGAAGTAAGTGTGGCTCGTATTATTGACAAAGATACTAGATTGGTAGATCTAGACTTTGGGCCAGTTACTACAAACATTGCTAGAATTGCTGGCGCTAGATTTCCCGATGGCGCTCCCGGTAATCAAGCTACATTTGGCGGAGACGGAGAATTGCAACTACTGCGTTCTGATAGACTAGATACTTTTGCTGGTAGTTTTATTCAGTTTCAGCGTTTAGATTTGAGTTATATGACTCAGAATAACGAAGTAATGCAACCTGTTGAAGTATCAGTACAGCGTACTAGTTCTATTCCAGTAGGTACTCATGAGAATGGTAACAACTTTGGTATTCTGCAAGAGTATATTTTTGTATTATCTAGGCCATTAAACAATAATGACATTATTGCAGCTGCAAATCCATACATTGTGTTTGATACAGTAGGTTTAGACCGTGGTAGTTCTGCATTTGGTGGTACTGATGCAGGTGGTGTAACTCATCAACAAAATATCTATGCAGAAAAAAGGATCTACAGTTTTAGTTTAGAACAAGCTGCAACTCAAACTAATGGCGAGATTACTGCAAATGACCCAACTACTAACAGTTATTTTAGCAGCCCTAGGCTAATGGATGTCAATACTTGGGGCAGCATGTCAACTATTACTGGTCCTAACTTGTATTGCTACCGTGTTGTCTTTATTGAACCTCAAGCATTCCCGGGTACGGCTTGGGTAAATGTAGGATTTGGCGGATTTACTACACTAGAGTTTCCACCAGTTAACATCACATTCCTATGCAAAGACCCTAAGTTCTCTGAAGGCGAATACTTGACTAGACTAGCTAACGCGATGAATAGTATTCCAGAGGACGGTTCAACAGCATGACGAAACAGCGTGTATTAACTCCTAGTGAATATGCTGCACTTGGTTATGTCCAACGAGCAGACTTTAACCCCAGCATGTTTGATGTTAAGCCGGATGAGCCACTAACTAAACCATTTATTGACATAGCATACAGAGCAGATACTAAGGAAGAATACTACATTGATGCAGGTCTATTTTTGTTTAAGCTAGGCTATGCAGCCAGTACAGGAGGAATCTATCCTGTTACACAAGTAGTAATTAGAGAGTTTCTAAGCTTAGCCTGATCTACATGATTTGATGACTGCCAACTATGGCACTAGCAACTGCAATCAATGCAATAACTAATTTCTTGATGATTTCTTTGAAGTCATCTTCTAGTTTAGCCAAGCGTCTTTCTAACTCGGTTATTTTGATGTCTTGAACATCGTCTTTACTCATGCTAGCTTCTCAGGTAACTTAGTCTTAAATGATTGCCAATTGCAGTTTGTGCAAGCACTATTGACATGAGTTATCTTTGTACCTGCTTTGAAATCATATGAGCCTAGAATACGGTCATTATGCCAGTAGATCGTAACACATTTGCTTCCACAATCAAAACATTTCATTGGAATCTCTCCTTATTTTCATCGAGCCATTTCATTACATGCATCGTGCCGCAGTAAATGCCACCATTAACACAAGGGATTCCTGAAGCCCCTTTTTTTCTAATTTGTATCTTTCCACAAACACTACACCTGGCTTCGACCCATTTACTCATCTTTTTTCCCCCAATCTAGTTCTTTTCTAGCTAGAATTACTTGCGATTGAAACCATTCGGGCAACTCTCGCCTATAACTTAGTTCGCACAGTAAATCCAGTAGATCTACATCTTCTAAGTCGAATGATTCATCACCGTTCAAACACTTCTCAATCGCTCTTTCAACATAATTAGACCTAAAGCCGCTAGCTACTTGCTTGTGCAAACGCTTGACTAAATCAACATCTAATGTGAATAAATGTTGTTTCTTCATACTTTTACCTCAATACATATTGCCTCACATGCTTTAATGCACAATATACACAATTTCTCCCATTGATTAGTTCGTACAGACCATGCTTCTCCATATTCATCTCCAGCTAGCGACATTGTTTGACAAACAGCGCATTGTATATCAGTATCTGACTGCATATATACGCCGAGATAGTTCATAGATATATATCTATTGCAGAAAATGTAGTTGGATTAGGCCAACTGCGAGGCAGTTATGGCCTTGGCGTTAGCCCACCTGTTCAAGACAAAGAAATAGTATAGTATATTTACCTAGTAGTAACAAAAGTAAACTATGGCAAAAACCAATGAGTTCGAGATTTACATTCTCGTCCCAGCAGCAAGCACAGCAGCTAACACGGCACTAGACATGACCGATTATGTTGATGTTGCAGATAATGAAGCATTTAGAATAGACGAAGCAGATATTGTGCTAGACCCTACATCGGCACTTCCTGATACTGGTGAAGCAATCTTCCAATTGGCAGATTCAAACATAGCTTCATTTGTCTCGCATTCTGATAGAACATCTCTTTACACAAAGCGATGCACCTATCAAGGCACAGGAGCAGGA